TTTTACGGAGCATCATCGCGGCAACGCGCGCCGCGCCAAGGCCGCCGACCTGTGAGATGAAGTTGGTAAAGAGGTTGCCCAGCAGCAGGCAATGCTCCTCCACCACCTCATACGGGAACGGGGTCACATGCAGGTACACGATTGACCCGTCTTCCCGGGTGATGTTTGTTACCAGGTTGAGCTTTTTGTCTATTTTCACAATCAGACCCACATGTTGTCGTTAGCCAGGATGTAGCCGCTGATGGTAACCACGTACCCGGCATCCATACCGGTAAACGGCAGTTCGTTGAAGTTCACCAGATAAGCGTTAAGCACGGTGAAATTGCTCAGCGTGTTCGCGTCCGGGGTGATTACAACCTCGCCCAGTGCCGTATCGGTGGCGAAGCGGTTTTTGTAGCTGTCACTCAGGCCCTGGGTGCGCAGCAGATGGACGGTGACGGTCACCTGCTGATATGGCGCCTGGCTACCTACGGTGCCGGTCAGCGTCGGGATAATGTCCGTCGCAGGGCCATCAGGACGCATGCTGATGGCGTCCTTGCCAAGATAAGAGGCGGTGATGTTCAGCGCTGGCACGTCAGTTACCGACACCGCGCCGCGTACACGATTGAGGAATCCCTGCGGTACTAATGGGTTTGCCATTTTTTTACGCCCCTACAAAGTTGGTTACGTTCACGTTAAACGTGATGGATTCGAAGCCGCGGCGCGGCGTCATTACGGCGCTCAGGCCGTTATACTTGCCATCGGCGTAATCGGACGGATTCAGGCTGGTGTAATTCGCGAACGGCACGGCGTTAATCACCGCGTTCCCGGCATACGTGCCTTTCTCGTACTCGGTATTGAAATCCTGCTGCGTCAGTCCGGTACCAATTACACGCCCCAGGATCAGGCCGTAACTGATACCGTTGCGCAGCGTCTTCAACGCGCGGCGTTGCAGGCGGTCTATGCCGTTCTGCTCGTAGTACAGCGGGTTAACCGTGGTGTTTGAACCGTTGATGATTTCGTTGGCCAGATCGAGCTCGAGGTTGATTGCAGTCCACGCCACTGAATACCAGTAGTTGAACGGATTGCCGTCCAGCATGTGGCCAGCCACCAGCATTTTGTTGCTCAGCCCACCTTCCGCGGCGGTGCCGACGTAGTTGATGCTGTTGTCCTGGAGCTGCTTCAGCAGCGTGCCATTTCCTTCTACAGGGTATTCTGTAACCCCGTAACCAAAGCGGTACGCCATTGGCGGCACCATGTTTGATGAGCCAGGATCGTTTGCCAGAGATGACTGGAACGGGAACGCCATGGAAAACTCACCAGCCGGGATGTTTGTCGACTCCACACCTGCAAACACAGATTTGTTTTTGGTGGCGACCCAGGCCGAATAGGTGGCGATCGTGGTGGTAACGAAGAAATAAACCAGTGACGCCGGGCTGGTATACAGACCTGTCAGGGTTTTAAACGTCGTTTCTCCATCCCATTCGCGCGGCACCAGGTACGAGAAGAATTTCTGGTAGGTGTTGCCCAGAGAGATATCCTCATCGATGAAGTCGGCCAGAGCAGCAACAGCAGCAGCAACAGACACGTCGCCCAGTTCCAGCACATAGACCGCGCGGGTGGTGCCCTGGGACCAGAACGTGGTGTTCATCTCGATGATTTCGTTTGCCGCTACGGTTTTCACCGTACCCATAACTGTTGCCGTTCCTGGGTCTGTAGCCAACGGATAAGTGAAGGCGGTAGAAGTGGTCACAGTGGCGGTTACGGCGCGGTTATAAGCTGCTGGAGTAACACCAGAGACAACCAGCGGGATAGTGTTGCCAACGTTCCAGCCATGCGCCTCTGACAGCGTCACTGTCACAACGCCGGTAGCCCACGCGATTGATGCGATAGTTTTGCCCGGGGATGTGATTGCTTTGAGATCGTCCTTGGTAGTGAGGAGTTGATATTCTCCTGCCGCCAGGGTCGTTCCGCCCATGGAGATCATCGCGCCGGATTTAAGCAGCTGAGAGGGCTTCGGTGGATTGGTCACCGATACGTTAATGTTAACAATTGCCATTTATTTATTTCTCCGGGTAAATGGACGGAATCGCTGACGTGATCAGCCTGCGCGCGACATTCCGCATGCGCTGCTGGTAATAGTTGACTTTGAACTTGATGGTTTTTCTCATGGCGATGATGTTCAGCTCGTTCTGCGTGACGCGCTCGTCCTGAACGACCGGGATATTCATCACGCCCATTTCCGCGTCATCGCCGAGCGTGTACTGCTGTACGTACCTCAGGAAATCTTCAACTCCGGCATTGCGCAGGCCAGTGATGGAGATCGTCACATCCTCGGAAACCAGCTGATACTGGTTCTGCTGCTCATCGAGGTAAAAGCTCCCGGCAATCGGCGCGGTGTTGCTGCACTTCACCGTTGCATACGGCGGAGACAGGTTCTGCGTCGACAGCATGGCCGGGAACATTGGCATGTACTGGCTCAGCGTCAGCCATACCGGCAATGAACTCGAAACCACCACATCAGCCAGATCGATGTCATCTGCAGAGTTGATGATCTGCGAACGCATGTAGGGGAAGATTGCCTCCCCTGTGTAGTGGTAGAGGTTGGCCGGTTCGTTCAGCCCGGTGCGCCGGGAGAAGGAAAACTGAAGGCCAAAGAACTCGCCGATATACAGGACATCAGATCCGATATCGTTGAACGGGTCGATGTCCGCCTGCGCGGTAAACGTTACGACGTTCCGGTCGTATAACTGCTCATCGTCCTGAATGGTTTCGGTCGTCAGGTGCAGATAGCCCTTAACGTCAACTGTATCCGGCTCGCTGCTGGGGTCGTCTGACAGAACAGAGGCTTTCACCCAGAAGACGAAACCATCGAGGGGCAGCACCTTGCGGATATACTTCGTGAACGTGACCACCTGAAAGCGGCTCAGGTCATCAAGACCCTGCGTCAGCGTGGCGTTAAGCTCTGTTTTTGCAGTCTGCTGCAACTCACTCAGGGAAGGCATTCAGCACCCCGCTTACCCAGGCGCGCATCGCGGCCTGATAGGTTCCGGTATCAATGAATGACGGACGCGGTGGCCCTTTTTTGTTTTTGAATCGCTTGGATATACCCTCCAGCGCGCGGCGCGTAGGCACGCCCGGCAATCCGTTCATTTCGGTGTTGTCGAGGAAGGCGACAAACAGGTCATGGATCCGGGACATCGACTCTGCCAGAGGGTCTTTGGCTGGCGGCGCGCCGGCCATCATGTTTTCAAGCGACGCGGCCATGTCATTCGCCATCAGGTCAGCGATGTCTTTGCTGTACCTGTCGAAAAACGTCTGCATGATCTGGTACTTTTCCTCCAGATACTCGGCGACGTCTCCGGTCGTGGTGTTTTCGTCCTCATACGGGACATCAATCACCCCCAGGTGGAAGGTGATCATGACAGCCCCCACAGGCTGCCGAACTGCTGGGCAATCATCAGGTACCGGCGCCCCCACGGGTCCTGCAACATCTGCAGGTCAGCCAGCGACAGGTCTTTGAAGAAGTCCGGAACCAGGCGCTGAGCGCTGGTTGAGTTATCCCCGACGCCAGTAATTACGCCAGCCTTGAAATTATTCAGGCCATACTCTTTCCTGAACTCGGCGAATACCGATTCGGTACCGTAGTTGACAAGGAAAGACGCGCCCAGGTTGTACACGGCAACGGTGTACAGATTCGGCGTGACGCACGCGATATCAGGGTTTACCCACTCAACCGCGCCGCCATACGCTAGGGTGAAAGACGGCGAGTCGTCGGGAACCTGCGCGGCGGTCACGCCCATGTCAGTTCGAACGAATTCGATAAATCCCGACAGGCTCGTTGTCATTTTTTCTTGCTCCCGGATTTTTCAGTCACGATTGTTTCGTTAACCGTTGGGGTGTCTTCGCTGTCTTCGCGGCCTTTCGCTTGCTCAGCGCTGACTTCCATCTCGCCGGAATAGCCGGTACCGCTTTCGCGCAGAGAGCTGTCCAAAGCCGCTACGGATGCCTGGCGGCGGCCGTGGGCGCCACGGGTCAGGTGAATATCGTTATCGCGGATTGCTTTTTCGATTACCGACGCTGATACAGGCTTGTTCAGGCTGTAGCACAGGCCGACAAACGCCTGGCTCTGGTCGATTTTTGTCGAGTCAACCAGACCATAAACCTGATGGTGCTGCACCACCGCTTCAATCTCTTCAGTTGTGCCATCCAGTACCATCATCTGGTCGCCGTGGTTAATCGGGATCTGAATAAGGCGGCCGGTCTCGAGCTTGCGATAGGCGAAAATCTGGCGCTGCTTGGTGGTGTTAGCGATATAGAGTTTCATTGGTTACCCTCGTAAAAAAGCCCCTGCTGAGTTTCCCCGGCAGAGGCTTAACCACTTCAAAGAATGGATCAGGCGCTGTACGCCATGGACAGGATGGTGATTGCTTCCGGACGAACTGCCCAGCCTGCGGTAGAACGCATTTCGGACAGAACATCGATGGCACCACCAGCGATCGGCGTCGGAATCTCACGCGGCGCGGCCATGTCGGTAAACATCAGCGCGTTCGCGGCAAGAGACGGAGTCAACTTGGCGAATTCGTTAGTGTTCACAGTCGAGTTGACCATTGGCACTTCGACCTCAGGGATGGTGATTACCACCGCGTCTGTACCACCAGCGCCTGCGCCGATCAGAGTGTCGTCATACACCCAGTCAACCTGGACGTTTGCGCCTTTCAGCACTTCTTTCACCGTGCCGCCGACGGTGTCAGTACCACCACCAGGACGCTGATAAGAAGTCAGCTGAACGATCTGCTGAATCTCCATGGCGCCGAGGACGCGCTGCGGCCCCAGGATAACGACGCGCTGCTGGCGGCCCTGCTGCATGGTGCGGGTCAGTGCGGCCTGTACGTGTCCCAGCAGATATACCGCCATCTGGCCGTGGTCATAGGTCAGCACAGTGGTGTTGCCGTTGCTGTCCGGAGGCAGAGACTCAGTAGTCGCGCCAGCGGTGTTCAGCAGGCCTTCACCGCCAGCAGGGTTCATTCCGTACAGCAGAGCAGAACGCAGCTGCTGGAAAATGCCCTGACGCATGCCCAGGCGCTGAGCTTCCGGCAGTGCAAAGTTCCAGTTACCGGCAGCAGCCATGTCATGGTGATCGTAGATACCACGGCAGCGGAACAGATAGGTTGGGGTGGAAATCATCTTCGCATCCAGCGCCACGCTCGGCAGCTGGTTACCGTTACCGGACTGGCTGGAAGTGGTCTGGGTGCGAATGTCCAGACGGCGCATGTAGACGTACTGATCGCCTACGCCGAGACGGACTTGCGGGTTACCGCTGGCGATGGTTTCAAACGCACCTGACGCCTGCTGGTAACCAATGATCATCTCCGGCGCGATGTACGACGGATTGACGATGGTGTAGCTGGGGGTAATTGCAGCCATTTAATTCAGCTCCCGATTAAAGTAAGACCAGCGCGCAGCTGTCGGTGTTGTTCCAGGTCAGGAAACCAGTCGCGCTGTCATAGCTGACAGTCTTGGAGTTGCCTGATTCGATGGCGAGCACTTTTACCGGCAGCGTGATGTCGGAAAGCGTAACTGCGCCGATGGTGCCCTGCGTTGTTGCAGCGCCGCCTGGTGCAGTTGCCGGGGCATAGGTGAAGGTCGTTGAGCTCGGAACAGACAGCACGACCACAGTGCCGTTGTACGCCGCAGGAACAACGCCGCTGATTTTCACGTACTGACCAGCAGTCAGGCCATGAGCTGAATCGGTTACCGCTGTCGCCACACCATTGGCATAGGTCACTGCAGTTGTCGCAATATCAGAACCGGTGAAACCGGCCGCCGCCGCGGTGGTGATCTGGTTGTTCACACA